CGTACGGTAAGGTAGAGCGAACAGGACGAGGAAGGGGAGGGGCCATGCCCGCCATCACCGAGGAGCACCCGGTCCAGCCGGGGGCCACCATCACGAACGGCTCCAGCGCGCTCCGGATCACGGCGCGCGAGGAGCGCTCCACCCGCTGGCACGGCCCGGCCTGGCGCGGTCTGTGCGTCCCGCTGGAGGCATTCGGCGGCAACGCCGGGATGTCGGACAGCGTGCCGGACTACCTCCTGGGCTCGTGGCGTCACGTGCCGTTCGAGTGGGAGCCGGTCACCGGCGGCGGCCTGGAGGAGCGCTACGTCTGGGCCGACAACTGGCGGCGGCTCCAGCGCGAGGTCCGGCCGGTCCAGCCGATCCACCTCCGCAACGGCTCCAGCTACACGGGGGCCGAGTGCCGGGGGACCTGGGACGACGAGCTGTACCCCGAGGGGCCGACTGAGCTCGTAACCGAGCTGGACCAGGTGACGTGCCGCGCGTGCAAGGACCACATGGTGGCCGAGGGCCAGTGCTCAGCGTGCGGCTCGTACCGGCTGGTCTGGTCGGCCGGGCCGGTCAAGCTGAACGGCATCGTGGACGGGCGGCTCACCATGCACGACGTGGAGACCCGGTTCTACCTGGGGTGCGAGGAGTGCTCCGAGACGCTGATCCACAACGTCAGCCCGGACGAGGTGGCCGCCGCGCTCACGGTGCGCCGCTGGCGGCCGGAGCCCCGCCGGTGAGCGCCACGGCGCGGCCAGCGCGGTGGTGGGAGGCGGACGGCCCGATCCCCGAGGGACGCCAGGGCCGCCTCGTCTCCCCGGCCGGGCGCTCCGGCACGGTGACGTGCCCGGAGTGCGGCCAGAACCCGGTGGTCTACAACGGGAACTATTTCTGTGACGGCTGGGTCTTCCCCGGCCCGGCGCGCCGCGAGGATGGCGAGTGCGAGTGGGCGCTGGCGCACCCGGCCACGACCAAGCGGGACCGCGCGTTCTGTGACCTGGTGGGCCTGGACTACGAATGAGCGCTTGACACTTCACAGTCACGCCGGTAATGTTCTGGGTGTCGGGGGCACACGGCCCCCGCACCCGGAGAGGACCACCGACCATGAGCGCTCAGACCACCTGGACCCTGGCCTACCGCAAGCCGCGCGCCAACCGCTTCCAGCGGGCCACGAACTGGAGCGGCACCTGGCACCAGGCCCGCGAGCTGTGCGGGATCTACGTGGACGCCAACCCCGGCCTGGAGGTCTGGTACGTGCCGAGCGCGGCCAGCGAGCGCCCCGGCCACGAGGACACCGGCAACATCCTGGTGGAGTCCGGCCGCCGGGTCCGCATCCGCGAGACCGGCGAGCTCCCGGCCGAGATCCTGGCCCAGGTGCCGGACGCCACCGAGGCGGCCGAGCGCTACGGCAAGAACGCTTACTGACAGTGCACCGTCAAGGCCCCGGCTCCGGCCGGGGCCTTGCTACTTTGTAGCCGATGCTGTAAGGTAGTCCGTATGAGCCAGAACAAGAACGACAAGCCCCACGCCGGGCACCAGGAAGGCATGGAGTACGAGCGGGACCAGGCCGACACCCGGCCCGAGAAGGGCCGCCTGTTCGTCAAGCGAGCGGACGGCTCGGTCCTCCTGACCCAGACGGACAAGACGTTCGGCAAGGGCAAGGGCCACACCGGCGGCAAGCCCGGCAAGTAACCGACCACGAGACGAGGGAGCCCCCGGCAACGTTGCCGGGGGCTCCTCCGCATCCCGGCCCACGGGGGAGGCCGGGGAGCTGGGCCGCTTCCGCCCAGCTCGCGCCACTAGGTGGTGGCGGGCTTGATCACCTTGGACCCGGGGTGCTTGGCCGCGAACGCCGTAGCGGCGGCCTCGCTGGTCTTGGTCACCTTCAGGCCGCCCGGGAGCTGGACCTGGTAGGTCCCCCGGTTCTTGGCCCCCTTGCACGCGCAACCCATCGTCTACTCCCCTTCCAGCGCGGCGGCCAGCGCCGCGCGCTCCTCGTCCAGCTTGGCACGCTCGGCGGCCAGCACCGGCTCCAGGTCGGCCGCCAGCGCGGCGCGCTCGGCCTGGGCGCGCCGGTCCTCCGCCAGGGCGGCCCGGACGGCCCCCTGGATGTCCAGCTCCCCGACCTTGAACGCCAGCGCCGGACCGGCGTCGGCATCCGGCCCCAGCGCGGCCGTGAGCGCCACCTGGCGGCCCGCCCGGCTGAAGGTGCCCGGGATCGGGAACCCCGGCTCCGAGTGCCGCCGGGGGCCGGGCGAGAGCGCCAGCACCTCGACCAGGCTCAGGCCGTCCGGCGTCTCGCGCCAGTCGCCCGAGACCTTGCGCCGGTCCAGCGCCGCGCGGTGCGGGCTGTCCTCGGGGAGCTCGATCACGCCGCTGACCACGATGCCGTGGGCGTCGCTGTAGGCGCGCACGTGCGCGGCCGTGGCCTTCTGGTCGTAGACCGCCATCGTGCGCGGCGCGTCCAGGCTCAGCCCGGCGTGCTGGCCGCCGACCGTGATCCGGCCCGCCCACACGGTGCCGCCGTCCTCGGTCTCGACCGGGTAGCGGTTGAACGCCGCGTACGCGCCGCTCTCGTCCTTGGGCGCGGTCACGCACACGTCCGAGTAACCCACGTGGCAGGTCTGCCAGGTGGCGATGTGGCCGAACACCCGGCCGGTCTCCCAGTCCCAGGTGATCGGCGTGGGGCCGTCCAGCTCGGGGAGGGCGAACGCGCCGACCGGCGGCCGGGTGCGCTCGGTGCCGCCGATGCTGGCGATGAGCGCGGCGGCCTTCTTGGTCTCCTCGGCCGGGTCCTCCTCGGGGTCGGCCGCGATGAGCTCCAGCGGCCGGGAGGTCTCAGCGAACGCCGGGATGGTCACCAGCGTGGCGGCGCGCACGCGGCCCTTGGTGATCAGGAGCTCCATCTTGGGCTCCTCCCCGTGCTCCTCGTAGTACGCCTCCACGGCCTCCCACGTCACGGGGTCGTCCGAGCCCTCGAACACCGGCGAGCCCTCGAACGAGTCCAGGTCCACCGAGGGGCCGAGCGTGCCAGCGCCCATCAGGTGCATCGCCTCGGCCACGTCCTCGGCCAGGCGCGGCATCTCCTCGCGGCTCACGCCGTCGAACAGCTCGCCCTTGGCCCAGACGGCCTCCAGCTTGCCGTCCAGGCCCTTGGCCTTCTCGGGGCTGATGTAGTCCTGGGCCAGCGCGTCCTTGACGGTCAGGACGGCGGCCTCCTGGACCACGCCCACGGCCACCGCGCCGTTGTGGCCGCCCTCGCGCTCGCGGACCCACTCGAACGAGAACGGCGTCTGGTCCAGCTCGATCCCGCCGCTGGCGAACCGGCGGCCGTCGCCCGTGCTGAGCCCGATCGGTGCGAGCATCGTCCGGAACTTGGTTCCCATGTCTTCCTCCTCCTGGGGCCAGGCTACCGGGACCGGCGCATCTGGCGGTTGCTGAGATCGACGGTCTCCCCGGGCTCCACCAACAGCATGGTGCACCGGCACTGGATGACCTCCTGGGGAGGCCCGGTCGGATCGCCCGGAAACCGGAGCTCGAACCCGCCCACGCTGAACATGCCGCCGACCGGGACGCGCTGGCCCTCGGCCGCCCGGTGGCTGGGCCGGGTCCGGCTGTCCGAGGTCGCCAGCCAGAACATCTCCAGGTCGTCCCCGGACTCCTCGGCCACCACGCGGAACGCCTCGGCGCGCCCGGCGTTCATCGCGCCGATGGCCTCGGTGCGGGCCACGACCACCGCGCGGTTCTGCCAGCGCTCGCTCCCCGTCGTTGACAGAACAGTGTCAACGCGCTGGGCCAGCTTGGGGATCGACTCGCCCAGGTTGACCCCGGCGGCCATCTGCCCGGCCACCAGGTCGTACACCTCGTCCGGCACCCGGACCAGGCGGTTGGTCACCTCGGCCAGGTAGCGCGTGATCGTCGGCCGCTGGTCCCAGGCGTAGTCCTTGCCCAGGATGCGCTCGAACGCCGCGCCGATGGCCTTCCAGATTTCACCCTGGACCAGGAGGTCCACGGCCTCGCGCCAGGCCGGGACGCGCGCCCACACGGCGTCCGGGTTGGGCGGCGCGGTCTCGCCCCGGAGCACCCGGCGCGCGGTCTGGACCAGCCAGTCCGAGAGCGCCGACCACACGGCCATCCGGATGTCGCGCTCCAGCTTGGCGACCTCCAGCCGGGCGTCCAGGCGCTGGGGGAGCCAGGGGTCCCGGCCCTTGCCGTCCCACACCGGGCCGGTCATCGGGCACGCCCCAGCCAGCACAGCGCCGAGCCGGTCAGCACCAGGGCGGAGCCGACCAGCACCAGCAACAGCTCGAACGTCATCGCCGGTCCCCCTCGGTGGTGCCGCGCTCGCGCTCGGCCTGGTCGCGCGTCGCCCGGTACAGGTCGTCCTCCCGGCTGGGCGGCACCCGGACCGGGCGCTGGGTGATGCGCTTCTCGGTCATGCGGCCACCAGGCCCTGGCCCCGGTTGGCGATGCTCAGCGCCGCGAACAGGAGGTCATCGTGGTGGCGGATGCCGCGCGTCAGGAGCTCGTGGACGTAGCCCTGGAGCAGCGCGGACAGGTCGCCCGGGTCCACGCCAAGGTCCGAGGCCACCAGGCCCACGTGGGTCCAGGCCCCCTCGGTCACCTTGGCCGCCTTCTCCGGCGTGATCGGACCCACGACGTGGTGGAGCTCGTGGCGCGGCACGTCCGCCCAGCGGCCCCGGCGCTCGGCCGGAGTGGTCAGGCGGCCACCGGCCAGCTCCAGCGCGCGCATCACCATCAGCTTGGCGCTGGCGTTGAACACGGCGGCCGGGGAGGGCGGCGCGGCCACGCGGGTGGCGGTCAGCTCCCCGATGCGCCGGTCCAGCGCGGCCGTGATGGCGCGCGCCTCGTCCGGTGCCTCCACCTCCCCGCCGTTCGGCGGACCCTCGCTCGCGTCGTCGTCCAGGTCGCCGTCCGTGCGCTGGGCCGCCGTGGGCGGAAGGCCCACGGACTGGACCGCCGGGAGACCGAGGAGCCGCTGGACCTCGGGGTCCAGGATGAGGTCCGGCTGGGTGGTCACCAGCTTGAGGAGGATCTGGGCCGCGCGGTCCTGGATGGTCGGCATCTGGTCCGGGCTGAAGGCCCCGGCCTTGACCACCTCGTCGTCCCGGATGAGGAACCGATCGTGGAGCTGAAGCGCCTCCTCCAGCCGGTTGGGCTTGGCGGCCAGCGCGCTGGTGTCGAACGCGAATGCGTAGCGCTCGGGGTTGGCGATGCCCAGCGCCTCCAGGGCGCGCCGGAGGAACCCCCGGGTGAGGGCGTCCGCGATGAGCCCGAGGTAGCCGCGAATCCAGCGGATGCCCTCGTCCGAGATCAGCCAGGCGGTCCAGTGGTTGGAGTCCGCGATGCCGGTCAGCACCTCGGCCGGGATCTCGGCGGACGAGGCCAGGCGCGCAATCGCCTTGTCCTTCATCGGCGTGATCTCGGCGGAGAGCTCGGACCAGAAGTTGATCGGGGCCAGCTTGTCCAGGTGCTCCACCATGTGGTCCGGGATCGTCGCCATGATCGGCACCATCGCGCTGGCGCGCGACTGGTCGGCCATGCTGGCGGCGGCGGCCCGCTGGATGTAGGCCATGAACCCGGCCATGCCCTCGGGGTCGCCCTCCTGGCGGGGGAAGTCGATCCCCTCGGGGAGGAACATGATCCCGGCCCCGGTGAGGCGGCTGTCCAGCTCCGCGAACTCGCGCTTGGTCAGGAGCTCGATCTCCCGGAGCGGCACAATGGCGGACCGCGTGAAGCTGTCCGCCTGGTCGGTGTCGTTGGGGTGCGGACGCCAGCACCGGATCAGGATGTCCCGGCCGTCCGTCAGCTCCAGCTTGGAGCCGCCGCGCGTCTGGGGCCGCCGGACCTGTACCCGGTCGCCGCTCTTGCTGAAGGCCGCGCCGGTGACCACGAACCAGGTCCCCTCGGCCTGGTCGGGGTTGCGGGCCGCGCCCTCGCCCACGATCCAGCACTCCCCGCCCACGGCCAGGTCGATCCCGGCCAGCCGGAGGTTGTCGTCCCGCTGGGAGCCGGTGCCGAGCGGCACGGCGGCCAGCCGCCGGATGCGCTCGTCCTGGACCTCGCCGGTCTCCTCGCCGGTGTCGTCCACCTCGGTCACGTAGAGCCGGGCCTGGGCCACGCTGTCCCCGATGCGCCCGGCGAGGAAGTGGTGTTCCGGAACGATGTCGTAGAGCCGCCACGCCTCGGTCTGCCAGTCGCGGTTCCCGAACTTCCAGGTCTTCCAGGAGCTCCCCTCGCGGAGGTCCACCTGGGCCGTGGCGGCCGTGAGGGACGAGACGGGTACGCGCTCCAGCGGGTACGGGTTGGGTGGCTCAGGTGCGACGGTGGCGCGCGGACGGCGGAAGGCCACGGGTTACCTCCCCAGGGAGTTGGTCATGCCGGTGAACTGGCTGAAGGCGAGCGCCAGCGCCAGTACCAGCATGACGGGCGAGTCCCCCCAGGCCCAGACCAGGGGAGCGGCGACGAGGGAGACCCACATCCCGGCGCACCACGGGCACGTGATCAGCGTGGCGAACCACTCGCCGCTGGAGCCGGGGGTGTCGTCCAGCCAGCCGATGATCCGGTCCCGGATCGGCTCGGTGATGGCGTCGGCCGTGATCAGGCCGGTCACCCGGGCCACGGCCAGGGCGTAGATCAGGAGCTGGAGCCAGACCGGGATCACCATGCGCCACATCCTACGGGGTCAAGGGGACATCTCGGCCGCGCTGGCCGTTGACACTTCACAGTCAGGCCGGGGCGGGCTCGTAGTCGAACTCCTCGGCGGCCATGAACCGCTCGTGGATGACCCGGCACCGGACGTTGCGGCCGTCGATCCCACGGTGGACCTGGCGCTGGCCGCATCGGCTCATCGCCAGGCCGAATGCGTGCGCACTCACCGGCTCGCGGTCCTGGGCGGCCATCTGCTCGCAGTAGACCCGGTAGAGCTCGGCCACCGGCACCACGGCGGAGGTGCCCGAGGGGGTCACAGCGCGGATCACGGCGCGCACGTCGGGACGGCGGATACCGGACGGAGCCTGGCGGACGCTCGCGGATTCACTCATGAACGGATCATACAACAGTCCGTTCGGTACGTGCCAGCGGGGGGAGGTGGGGGACCGTAGGAACCCCGAACAGCCCGCCCCCTTACGTGTGTGCGCGCGTCACGCGCACCACACACATGCGTGACACGTGTAATAGAAACGTTCCCGTGATGCGCATAGGGGGTGGGGGTTCATACGGTCCCCCCGCTCCCCACGCCAGCGCGCGCCCGGCGTACCCCCGGGGGGTTTCATGCGGTCCGGACAGTTCCACGAGCCCCGTTACGCGACGCACCCAGCGCGCCCACCGGCAGGCCCCCGGGGGTCCGAGGGGTGCACGGTGAGCGGCGCTGGGTGTGGGGTCCACGGCGTCAGCGTGGCAACACGGTCCCGTCGAACTTGGCCCGGTGGGTCTTCCAGTCATGCCCGGCGGCGGCCACGGTCCGGCGTGCCCAGTCCTCGCGGAGCGCCGCGTCCCACGCCTCGTCCGGGCCGGGCCGCTCGTCGGTGAGCAGAACCCCCGGCGGGGGGACCAGGTAGCGCACCCGCTTACCCGCCAGGTACTCCACGCCCTCGTACGTCCAGCCCTCGGCTATCAGCCGCTCCACCAGCTCGGTGGCGTCGCCATCGGCCACCACGGCCGCGTCCACCTGGCGACACTCCTTCAGGTGCTCCACCAGCGCCTCGGGTCCGTCCAGCTCGCGCTCGTCGTGCTCATGCCTGCCCATCGTCTGTCCTCCGCCTCTCGGGGTGGTCGGTCTTCCGGGGTACTTGCACTCCAGCAACGGTCTTGGTGCACCTCCAGCCGATGGCCGCTCCGCAGACCGGGCACGCGCGCTTGCGCTTGCCCACGTCCACGGCCTGGCGGCCGGAGAGCACCCGGCCGCCACGTCCTCGTCCGGTCACTTGCTTCTCGTCCTCCCCCCGGTAGAGCTGTTGCACGTGCCGCACGCGGGCCGGATGGCCGCCAGCGCGGCCTCCAGCTCTTTGATCCGAGCCCGGAGAGCGCGACGCTCGGCGTTGTCGTCCTCGCGGTGGCACGGCCCGCAGAGGGCCACGTAGTGGTCCGGGTTGCCGGAGTACGGGGAGCCGATCACCGGGTCCAGGTGCTCGCCCGGGTCCTTGTGGTCGTACGCCCAGGCGCGCGCCGGAGCGCCGCACCGTTCGCACTTCTGGTCCGTGGCCTTGCCCTTGGCCCGCCGGACCCGGCCGTGTGCCGTGGCGTACGAGGGGACCTCCACCCACCGGCAGGCCCCCCGGCCGCACGACTTGATCGTGGGGAGCCCGCCGGTCTGGTGCTCGAACTCGGTCCCGCAATCGCACCGGACCACCCAGTGGCCGTGCCGCCCCGGCCGGACCAGGGTCACCTTGCCGAACCGGTCCCCGGCCTGTTTGCGCACGTAGACCCGTGCGCCCTCCTTCTTGCGAGTCACTTCCCAGTCCTCCTCGTCCGGCCACCCGTGGAGCTGTTGCACGGGCCACAGGCCGGGCGAATATTATCACGTCTGTACGTGCCCCCACGGCACCCGGGCTTGATCCGGTCCACCGTCACGGTGTCCACGGTCAACAGGCACCCGCACCGGTAGCACCGGCACGCGGGGGAGCTCCCCTCGGTCCCCG